ACGAGGATGGTACATTCAAGAAGGATGTAGGGTGGACACCTTGGAACGAAGCCTGGAGTTATAAAATGAATGAAGAACTAAAAGATATGTTAGAGAGAGCTATATGGACTTTCATAGAAGCCTTTCTGGGTGCATTAGTTATCAGCCCAATGGTAGGAATAGAGGCATCAGCCCTTGAAATTGCTGCTATATCTGGTGGTGGTGCTGCTTTATCAGTAATTAAAACATTCGCAAAGAAAAAAATAAGTTAAACCTTTAATTGTCATACCATCTCTGTATACTATTGGTAACAGGGAACAGGAGGTATGATGCCCAAGAAAAAGAAATATACTGGTGAACAACTAGGTAACAACTTCTACAAGTCTGGTTGGCAACCTGGATATGACATCAATCCACAAACAGGTATGGGTGAGCTTACTCATGTAGGTACTGACCCAAACTATCACAATAAATATGATGAGATACTTAGAGATTGGGGATTTGACCCTAAGAAGTATGAGATTGTAGGCACAGTTCGTGCATCATCATGGAATACACAGCTAAAAGGTGGTCAAGTAGAAACATTCTTTGCTTTTAAAGGCATTGTTAAGCAGAAAGTACCAGGTCACGACAAGTATTTCCAAGAATTATTTAAACAAGCTAAGAAGAAAGCACCAGTTAAGACTAAATATAGTGGTGGTGACACAGCCTTTATGTTTTTTATGGCTGATTGGCAGCTAGGTAAGAAAGATTATGGCGTTGAAAACACCCTTAAACGCTACGAGGTTGCCCTACAAGATGCAGTAAATAGAATTAAGGAACTGCGTAAGGCAAATGTTGCTATCAATGAGATATATATGGTAGGACTTGGTGATTTAACAGAGAATTGTTATGGTTTCTATGACTCACAACCACATAATATAGAGCTAACTCTTATAGAACAGTACGCATTAGCAAGAAGTCTTATTATGAAAACAATAGATACATTTTTACCATTGGCTGACAAGCTAGTACTAGCAGGTGTTCCAGGTAATCATGGTGAGATGTCAAGGTCTGCTAAAGGACAAGTCACAACTAATAGATTAGATAACTCTGACACAATGCACTTACAAATATGTGAAGAGATAATGAAAGCTAACCCTGCAAGATACAAGAAGGTAAAGGTAGAAGTACCAACAGGATTTCATCAAGTGTTAGATGTTAAAGGTGTAAAGGTTGGTATGACACATGGTCACATGAGTGGTGGTGGTGGTAACGCAGAAGCTAAGATAGAATCTTGGTGGAAAGGTCAGATGTATGGATTCTTACCAGCTGGAGAGTGTGAGATTTTAGTTACAGGTCACTATCATCACTTCAGAGCTAAGCAACAGGGAGATAGAACTTGGTTTCAGTCACCATCATTAGATAAGAGTATAGATTTTACTGCTCGGTCTGGTATGTGGTCACATCCTGGTGTCTTAACATTCACAGTAAATAAAAAAGGTTGGGATAACCTAAGAATTGTCTAGTTTCTGTGGTACATAGTGCCACTCATAAAAATACTCCCCTTAAAACGAATCCTAAGAGGAGTAAATCCTTAATGTTTATAGGCTTTTTAGTTATTTAATAATACCTTATATGCTTTCTTGTTTCCTTCAAAGTCAAGCTCTGGATAGTACTGCATAGGTATTTTATCATAATTCCATTGTGTTTTTATCTTAGTATAAGACAACCAAACAGGGTCAGCATCAGGATGTGCGAAGTAAGTTACGCCTACTCGTACATTGTCATACTTTTCTGCTTTGTTATACATCTCTGTTAGTTTATTAAAGTCACTCTCTTTAAATTTAAGTGTGCCTTTTACTTCTGCAACATAAAGTTTGTCTTTCATCACAAAAATATAATCAGGCATAAGCAGTATTTGTAAAGCTAACCACATCATCTTCATATCAGGTGTGTCTTTAGGCTCTGTTCCTAATTTCAACCAGTCTTTCTTTTCAACTAGCCCTTCCTTTTTAAAATACTTTTGCATAGCTTCATCAGCCATATCATATTTATTTTTCTTGTTTCTCTCTTCAAAAGTATTGTCATACTTATCCATTATTCCTCCATTGCTATTGGGTAACATGGCTCACAATAAAATGATTCTTTTACTAGCCCACCACCATTATGTGTATGTGCGTAGGCATCACATCTATTGCACAGCACCCATCCACCCATTATTCTTCCTCTAATGTGTACATTGTGTACTTAACTGTAAGCTCTGTACCTGCTTCTATATCCTCTAATGTATAAAGATGTCGTGTCATCCTACCTTGTATCTCACAGTTAGGTCTATCACTATGATTAATAAACCCTCCAAGTGGAGTACGCAGTAGGTTGTTATCCTCTCCAAACCATTGCACATGAGTCATTCCTATAACTTCATAAGCAGGTATATCTTTAATTGCAAATAGACCTAAACCCTCTATCTTGCTCGGTTGTATTGTCAAGTAATTAGGTAAAGGTCTATACATTATTCTTCCTCTTGTGTTACTTCTTTATTAGTTATAGTCATAGGGTGTAGAGGTAAAATCGCAGCAATCTCCTGCTTACCATCTGCTTTATTAAATATAATTGTTTTAAAGCTACCTCTTTTCTCTAACTCTGCTAGTAGTTCTAGCATATTTACTTTTGACAAGTCTGTCATATTATCTCCTCTTTACTATTTCTTTTTTAACTGCATCAGTTTCACAAGGAAGCCCATCAATGTGATGTCTGTATTTCTCACCACATACCATGCACTTCTCGTATCTGTTGTAGTCAAACTCTACTATTGCCATAAGTGATTGCAAGTTTAATGCAACCTGTCTAGCTTTCTTATCTATCTCCTTAGAAGATGTCATCTTGTTGTTCTTCGTATACTTTCTGCTCATCTAATGTACTGATTAGAGCGTTACAAGTAGCCCAAGTCCATGCGTGTGGATTGCTCTCACTTGTTAGCTTGTATCGTGTTGCACAAAAAACATTACCATCATTGTCAAAGTAAGTTTGTGTATTAGATTTGCATAGGTAAGGTGCTTTATGAGTAGTATCATAACCAACAGGGATGTCAAAGTTGTAGTCGGGAAATCTTTTCTTGATTCTCTCTACTAATCTTTTTAATCCCTCGTTGTTACCTATCTCCTCTAAAGCCATTTCTCAAAGGGGAAGTCATCTCCACCTATCCACCAACCTTTACCACAACCATCTTTGTCTGCACCATAATTGTCACAAGCAAAGTCTGGTATCTTAGCAAACTTAGGGTCACTATTCTTTTTCTCTCTGTTGTCAACAACACTCTCAAACTTTTTACAATCTGGACATTGCATTTTAGTGTCGCTTATGTCTGTTGTAACAGCACTTAATAACTCTGCATTGTCGTTCATTAAATCGCCAAAGAAAGTAAGAAAGGTTTTCATCTCATCATCTGACCAATCATCAACTTCTTTGCTCATGCCTTGCTCAATACATTTGTCATAAGATTTTTTCTTTAACTCACTTCTTATCTGTTTATCGGGACACATTCCCTCTAAGATATCATTGAGTTGGTCTGATACAGAATCTTCTTCTGCACCTATATCTTTAGCAAAGTTTTGCTTAGCTTTATTCAATGCCTCTTGTTCTTCTTTCTCAATGACAATGTCTTTAACTCTACCTGTTTTTTGTATAGGCTGTGTTGTATCTTCCATGTAAAAGTCATCAGTTCCACTCCATAGTTCAACGCCTAGACCTGCTCTCATACTTGCTCTCTTAAACGCATCACTCTCTGCTAGTTTTAAACATTCTCCTGTTGTTGCTCTTGCTAACGCTGGTGCTTCAACATCTCCTGCACCTTGGTAAACTTTACCATCAATAGTTAACTTACCAATAGCACCTATGACTTTGTCATTGATTATGATAGGCTCAAACTCCCATTCATAGTCAACATCACAGTCGCGTAGTCGTTCAACATAGACTGCATGGTTTACGAACTTCCCGAACTTACCCTTCGGTGGGTCTTGTACTACTTCCTTTGGAAATGGTGCAAGTAATTTTTTCTTAGTTTCTTTATTCATTATTCCTCCTCGTTAGTTGTATCAAGTATGCGATATACTCTCTGTCTTGTTATTCCTAGTAGCTCTCCAATCTTTATGATTGATAGACCACTATTAAAACCTAGTACTACTAATACTTTTCTCTGTTTAGTAAGCATTTCAACTTCTGATTGTGCTGAATATAGTAATCCTTTAATATCTTTTAATCTATTTTGTAGATTTTTTGTGTTCAGTTCATCAAACATTTGTTCAATCTCTTTAGTTTCTTGCACTTTCTTCTCCTCTCTCGTATCTGTTAACTCGTATTATATTCCTTATCTCTGACAATAAATCTACTATTGTACTTAAAAATATATACAGTAATAAAGAACTTCCGATTGCGATTATAAATAAGCCAATGAATTGGCTATACCATGTAGTCATTTCCTCTCCTCTTGTTTTTGTTTACTTAACTTATAGTTTCAACTATGGGTTTTACTATGAACGCTGACATAGTGTTGGGGTCTTTTAGTTCCCTAACTTTACTCTGTGCCTGTTCAAGTGTGTCAAATTCATACTCCATTTGACCACCATAAATTGAGATACTAATAACTTTGTAACTCATTTGACTTCTTTCGTTATCTATTGTCATGTTACCACCTATTGAATCATAAGTCATCATATAATTACCATGTTCCCTCTCGTGCTACATCTTCAAACATCTCTGCTTTCTCTAGCTCTTTGTATAAAGATTGTAGATACTTGTGATGTTGCTTGATAACATATCTTTGCTCATCATATCTTGCATATCTCTCATCACTCCATGAACTAATACCTCTTGACTTCTCTGTATTAATTCTGTTCAACTCATCTTGTAATCTATCGGATAAGAAATCTAATAGTTCATAAGAATTTATATCTCCTTTAAATAAGTTAGCCATTATTCCTCCTTGTTATCTATTTGTTTGTTACAGAATTCACATAGTATTGCTGACCAATTCATATGACCTAACTCTAAACATTGGTCACAATGTGGACACCATAATTTATATATCATGTCCCAATCGTTGTACAATACCTGCATTATTCTTCCTCCTCTTTTGTATCTCCATAGACACTTACAAAACTGTCATCTCCATATTCAACGCCATCATATTTTACCTGTATGATATTGTCATCATCTCGTATCACTTCAATACTATGTGTTTGCATGTGTGCATCTTCTGCAATCATATTCAGTTCCTGTTCTGTTAGTTTTTTTTCGCTCGTAACAGTCCATGTTCTTACATCATGCGATGATTCTTCTAGCGTGTATTCGTGTATAGCCATTACTTCTCCTCCTTGTTTATTTCTTGTAGTCTTAAATCAGTTAACATCTTGTAAACTAATTCTTTATCTTGTTTAAAGTCCTTGTTGTTGAACTTAATCCAATATGTTTTCGCCATGTTCTCTCCTTTGTTAATAGTAGTATACACAGTATATAAGTGTTGTCAACTAATAAACAGAAAAACCCCCTAGGGCAATAAGGGGGCTCTCTGCCGTACTGTATAACAAAGGGGAGTTATACTTTTAATTCTCCAAATATATTTAAATTATAAACATCTTCGGAAACTAAAACAACATATCGCCATTGTTTATATTTTTCTCCCTCTAGTTCCCAATTCTCGCCACGGATATAAACTCCTAGCGTGTTATTGTCGTATTCGTATACATACTCCACATCTCCATGAACAGAATCTGTAATCCCTATTTCTACAACATTAGAAACACGACCATATTTAACTATTGAATGACATATAAACATTGTCATAAACTTATCATTTGGTATGTCTTTAGTTTCTTTTACGAAATCGGCTAACATCCCACCTAATCCATTTTCAATATATCCATCATGGTGCTTGTAGTAATGTGTCGTTGGTGTATATTCATCACCTTTAATTATTATATTTGCTCTTGTACTCATTATTCTCCCTTTATTATTATTTCTAAATTAGCATCTAATTCTTTTAAGAATTTAGATAAATCACCTGCATAAGTTACTTTAAAATTATTATTAAATAAAGCATCTGCAATAATTAACCTAATATCATCATTCATTTTCTTATTCTCCTTTGTTTGTTACTGCTCTATTTCTTTGTACATTTCTCCAGCTCCCTACTTTTTTGAAGTAGTTCCAGCAATCTGTACATTTTCCTTGACCTATAAAATATGTTGAATAATCATCAGCATTTTTACAGATTTCACAAGTTGTATTCATTTTATTCTCCCTTTGTTATGAATCTATCTAAGATTCCTAGAGGATACTTTGGATATCCTCCGAGAATGTTAGGCACTATTAGGAGCCAGCATTCCAATTTGTTTATATGCTACATCTGCAAGACTATAATATAATAATTGTTGGAATTTATATTGTTCATAAATTTGGTCGCCTAAATCACCTATTAAAGAATCTAAATATTCTTTAACTTCTTCATCAGTTTTACCCTCTTTGAGCATTCTGTTAGCTGTCAAGATAGAATCTTCACACCAATCATGAATCTTTCTTGTTGCTAGTGTCTGTATTGGTCTTTTAGATTCAAATCGTTTAGTATTTTCTTTACTTGTAATGAATCCATCTTCTTCAAGTGCTGTGAACACTTTTCTTCTTATACCTTTTATTATTCCATAACTCATTTATTCTCCTTTGTTTGTGAATCTCTAAGATTCCTACAAGGCACCCGGGT